CTAAGGCTGCAGTGTATGAAATTTGGTGCAAAGAAGACAAAAAAGTGTATTGGTTTGCGCAAGGTGCAGATGTTATTTTGGATGTCAAAAATGATCCGTTGGGGCTTGATGGTTTTTTCCCGTGCCCCAAGCCGGTGGCAGCCAATGTGACCTCAAGCAACTTCATGCCACGCGCCGATTATGTTTTTGCACAGGATCAATACGGCGAATTAGATGAAATTAACACCCGCATCACTTGGCTGACACGCGCAGCCAAAGTTGTTGGCATCTATGACAAAACCGCTGAAGGTATCCAGCGCATGTTTAACCAAGGTGTTGAAAATCAACTGATACCTGTGGACAACTGGGCGATGTTTTCTGAGCGTGGCGGCGTTAAAAGCCAGATTGAATTTGCACCCATTACTGAAACAGTCAATGCGATAAATCAGTTAAGGCAATATCGTCAAGATAAAGTTCAACAAATTTACGAGGTGCTTGGCATCAGTGATGTGATGCGTGGTGCAAGCAAGGCCAGCGAAACTGCAACAGCACAGCAGATTAAAGCACAGTTCGGAAGCACGCGCATTCAACTGATGCAATTTTATATAGCAGAATGGATTTCTCATGCTTTACGAATTAAAGCAGAAATTATTTGCAAGCACTGGCAACCAGAAACCATTATTAAGCGCAGCAACATTGAGCGCACGCCCGATGCTGCATTTGCCATGCAAGCGATTGCGCTATTGAAAAACGAAGAAATGGCCGAGTACCGTGTGACAGTCGAAGCAGACACGATGGCCGCTTTGGATTACGCGACAGAGCGTGATGCAGCGATCCAATATTTGCAAGGTTTTGGTGCGTTCGCTAGTCAAATTGGACCCGTTGGGCAAGAGCAACCCTATTTGAAACCTTTTATAGCGAGTTTGATGCAATGGTCCATGAGCAAATTCAAAATTGGTGCGCAGGTTGAATCTGTACTTGATCAAGCTGTCAGTGTGATGATGCAACAAGGTATGCAGCCACCTGGCCCAAGCCCGCTGCAACAAGCCGAGGTGCAAGAAAAACAGGCAGGTGCTCAAGAGCGCATGGCCAAGGCTGCAAGTAGCAGTATGGATGCGCGCATGAAAGCCATGCAAATGCAAATTATGCAGCCACAACCCCAACTTCCACCGGCAGCACCCCCCATGCCACCCGTTCAAAATGCTATACCGTTTCAGTAGGAGGAATTTATGAAAGCAGGTCTTTATGCAAACATTTTGCGCAAGCGCGAGCGGATTGCTAGCGGTAGTGGCGAGAAGATGCGCAAACCTGGCGCAGCTGGTGCACCAAGCGCTCAAGACTTCCGCGATGCGGCAAAAACAGCAAAGCCACCACCTAAAGCGCGCAAAGGGTATTGAGCTATGACTGCAGCATGGACGCGCAAGGCGGGCAAAAACCCTGCGGGTGGGCTTAATGAAAAAGGCCGCAAATCTTATGAGGCGGCCAATCCAGGCTCAAACCTTAAAGCCCCAGTGAAGTCGGGCGATAACCCGCGCAGGGCAAGCTTTTTGGCTCGCATGGGCAACATGCCTGGGCCTGAGCGCAAACCTGATGGTAGTCCTACGCGGTTGTTGTTGAGTCTGAAGGCTTGGGGTGCTAGCAGCAAAGATGATGCGCGTGCGAAAGCTAGTGCTATTTCTGCTCGAAACAAAAAATAATGGCTGACATCATGGAAACTCTTGAAAAACGGCGCAATGCCTTAGAACTTGCAAACGCTTTACGCGCGGCAAGGTCTATGGGAAACCGTCAATTGCCGTTGGGTGTGCTATCGCTTAGCGGGTATGGAGAGGGAGGCGAAGATGCGGATTTGGTCCGCAAGAGTACGCGTGAATTTTTGCGTGGATTAGTAGGCATGAAACCTTATGATGAAACAAATCCAACGCAAGCTTACCGGATTGCATCAACACCACATCCTTTGTCAATGCTAGGCGTTGGAGCAGCAGGCATTGCAAGAAAAATTCCAAAAAATAAAGCAATTGGGTCTGTATTTGATGATGTAACGGATTACGATGAAGCAATGCGTATGGCTTTACGCGGTGACCATTTAAAACGCACATCCACAGGCAAATATGTAGGCGCACCGGAAGACGTGGATAGCCCTCAAAAATTGGCACGCAATCGAATCAATGCGTTACGCAAAGTTGAAGAAGGTGCTTTTAACGCAGATTGGTATGACAGAGCAAGAGATGCCGCTATGGATGTATCAGGGTATTCGCCAGCTGCGCAAGGTTATGGAATTTCAACGCCAGAAGGTGCAATGGCTAGTTTGTTTGCTCGCGGTGGGGCTGCATATAGCCCGCAAGCGACGCCTGAGATTGAAATTGGCGCTTTGGTGCGGCAACACAACGCCAAAGTGTTGCGCGGCGAAAACATTACACCGCGTACGGGATCACAAGCTCGAAATATTGCTAACGTTTATACGCCTGCTGCAGAGGGTAGTTACATTATTGATCCGTCAAAAATTAGACTAGGCAAAAAAACTGGTCCATATGCTGATGCAAAAGACCCGACTATCCCGTCTGAGTCGTTGTATAAAACGGCCAACGATATCTGGCACGGTCGAGTAATGGGTTATGGTGAAAACTTCAATCGAGGATTTACGCCGCAAGAGCATGGGTTTTTAACTGGTGAAAACTTAGTGCTTGCCGATCAAGCACAACGCCGTGGTTTTGGCGCTGGTGTATTGCCTGAAGGCTACAGGTACACACCTCGATCTGCGCAAGCAGCAACTTGGGGAGCGCAGCGTCTAACGCAATATAAAAAAGAATATGAAAAAGCAGTTCGTAAAGCTTTACGCGAAGGAAAAAAACCACCTAATTTGCCCACTGACGAGCAATTGCAAGCACGCGCAAGTTATGGCATAGATACCGCTGTCCCGCGTTACACCGCTAACGACACATTTGAATTTGTTACGGGTGAAAACACAGGGCATCTAGCTGGCCTTAACCGTGCTGACGAAACAATGCGCCGCGTTTATACCGATGCTATGGGTGACGCCTATTTGCGTACGCCGTCTGGCGCAATGCGCGATCCAATTTATGAATCATTTCAAATGTTTCAGCGCGAGGCTTTACCCACTGAAGGTAAATATTTAAACAGTGCTGGTATTGTTGAATCAAACCCAGGATTTACTTCTCGTCCTTTAGTGGGTTTGCAATCGTCTGATTTAGGTCAAACTGCTAGCGGAAAACCGCGCCGCGGTGGTCCTCAAATGGTGTCAGAAGATGAACAGGCTATGGCTTACGCGGGTCAACTTCGTGGTTTACTGACTGCTCAAGAAGCTACAGGCCGTAATAAATTTACGCCTTCAAATAGTACGATGAAAGCTTCTGAAAAGAACGGCGCACGCTATGTGGGTAAAGATTTAGAACCAGCACGTCAGGCTTTTGAAGCGCAAGGGTTAGATGTTGTGCAAGTCGGTGATGCGTTGCATGTTGGCAAGTTTCCTGGTGACGATGGTCCAATCATGACCGCTAAAGAAATTCAAGATCGCATTAAAAAAGCAGGACCGAATTTGGCTGGGGTTATTACGGTTGGGCGTTGGGAAACTGGTTTAGAAATGACACCTTGGACTGCACAACAAGGCACTGGAGCTACAACGCGGCAAGTGCTCGAGAAATTGACAAACGATCCAAAGTATTACGTTCAGGATGCTGCTAAACGGATTGATGCAGGAAGGCTTCCAAAAACCGCTGGTGTAATGAATGAAATTGACGCTGCTTTAGCGTCAAAAACTGGAATGCCCTTGCGCGAAGACCTGATGAAGCTGCGCGACATGCTGTCCAAACAAGGGCTTCAGGGCGTGATCGATTACGTCAAGAAGACTGGCGGCGTGGGGTTGCCGGTAATCGCTCTTGTACCGTCACTTTCTTACCTTGCTGAACAGCAAGCCGATCCCGAGCGGTAATGGCTAAACCAGGCGATTTGCGTTGTTCGTGCCAAAAAGCTTGCTCCTCGGCTTTGGTAAGACGGTCGTAGTAAGTCATGGTTCCAATCATTTTTGCAGGCATTTTATTTCTCCTTTGTGTTGAGTTTATCGCAATATGAGCAAAAAAACTTACATCCAAAGTAAAAATTTTCCTTACGAATTGATTGAGATTACTAACGATCAACAACCTGCTTTGCCAGTTGACGCAGGAGCCCTATGGGGTGATCGCAGCTATGACGGCATGCGAACAACGGACGGCACCGACATCAGCAGCAGGACCAAGCACCGCGAGTACATGAAGGCCAACAATCTCACGACGGCAGATGACTTCACGCAAAGCTGGGCCAAGGCCAAAGCGCAGCGCGAAAGTTACATGCAGCAGGGTGGGAGTTACCGGCGACAAGACATTGAACGCGCCATCAACAAACTAAAAGGCTAATTATGGAAACAGCAAGCATACGCGAATCGCTAGAAGCAGCTTACGAGCCTGAGAAAGAAAATGCGCCTGCCGCTGCGCCTGTTGAGCCCCAAACGGTTGTTGAACCTGCAGCAAAAACAACAACAAAAACGAAAGAAGCGAGCGCAAATTTGAATGAGTTGGCCGATCAAGAAGCAACTCAATCAAATGACGATACGACCCAACAAGAAACCATCCAACCTGGTCCTAAGATTGGGGCTAAAGTGTCAGAGCGCGCGCCAGCATCTTGGCGACCCGAGGTGCGTGAGCACTGGGCGCAACTGCCCGACACCGTGCGCTCAGAAGTTTTGCGGCGTGAAAACGAGGTGCAGCGCACACTCCAGGACACGGCTGAGGCGCGAAAATCGCTCGAAGCAGTCACTAAAACATTTGAACCGTATATGGCGTTTATCCGCGCCGAAAACGCCACGCCCCTGCAAGTCATAGACAATTTGATGTCCACGGCTGCAAAACTGCGAACCAACACCGCACATGAACAAGCCAATATGCTTGCTGATCTGATTAACAATTTTGGGGTGGGCCGATTTGGAAAAGTATTTATTGAACAATTGGATGCTGCTTTAGCAGGGCAGCCCCTGGCTGCAGATCCTCAGCAAGCAGCGTTTAGCCAAATGCTGAATCAACGCATGGCACCGGTTGAACAAATGGTCAATCAATTTCAACAAGCCCAATACGCTCAGCAACAACGCGCCGTGGTTGAGGCTGAATCTGCCGTGAATCAATTTCTTGAAAAAGCTGAATTTGGCGAGGATGTGCGTGAAGACATGGCCGATCAGCTAGAAATTGCCCAAAGACGTGGCTTTGACCTGTCACTTCAAGAAGCCTACCGCCGCGCTTGTCTTGCTAACCCTCGCATTTTAAATATTTTGCGCCAACGAGCCCAAGCAAAACAAGCGAAGGCAGGGACAAGTGTTGCGCAAACGGCTCGGTCAAAAGCGGTCCAAGTCAATGGTGCCGCCCCAATGGGTGCTTTAAGGCAAGAGCCAAACACCGTTCGCGCAGCGATTGAGGCAGCCATTTCTCAAGCAAGCCGTTGATTTTTTCAAAATTTGATGGTAAAACCGCAATCATTGGTGTGCCACTGCAACGCAGCCACCGCAGCCCAAGGAGACCGTGACC